GCAGAGCAGGATAACTACATCTATCTAAAATTCATCAGTTCCATACCTCGTAACTGGGAAGTGCGATTTGAGCCCGTCAATGATCCATTGGCAGAAATGTATAAGCATGGAACATTAACAACAACCGGCGGTTTGTTTAACTATTTGTATCTTGAAAATACGGGCTCTTCTTTTAGTACAGCAATTAACACCAACATACAAATAGTGTTTACTGGTTTTTCCAAGCAAGTTCCACTAAGTGATCCATTTCCTCCGCTCAACAAGGCTCCTTCTAGCACAAATGAATGGGACTGGTTTAATCTTGATGGGGACACAGATGTCACCGCAAGTTTTGATCGCGGTCCCGAACTAAGCATTGTTGCAGTAACAGAACAACAACTGCAAACGTTTGACACAACACGGTTATACAACAATCTGTCGCTGCTGGGCTTCAACGTATTTAGCGGCAAAGGTTTACAAGACATGCGCTCGCTTACAGCTTTTGTCACGCAGGGCAAACCTGTCCGTCGCTTAAATACCGGCACGCTTACCTATCCAGCCACGCCTGACGGTCCAAGTAACTACGCACCAGATATTTTCCTTGACACCATCATTGACACCACCGATGGCATCGGCAACTACGCCAACGTTCAAGGCATAGACACCCAGCAACTCGCCATCACCAAGCGGTTCTGCGTCCAAAACAATCTATTTATGGATGGTGCCATTGCCGACCGCAGCAACTGGCGCAGCTTCTGGGTCAATAACGCACCGTTCAGCCTGCTGGAGTTTGCCCGTATCGGTGGCAAGGAAACCCTTGTGCCAGCAGTCCCGTACAACACCGCCACAGGAGAAATTAACCGCACTGTGCAAATCACTGCACTCTTTAATCAGGGCAACATCATTGAGGGTTCATATAAAGAGGAGTACATGGACTATGACGCCAACGTTGAAGACATGATCGCCACCGTTGTGTACAGATCACTCGATGCACAAGGCGTTTTTGCCGTCAATCGGTCGGTATCAGTCCAACGTGCAGACACGGTTGAAGCCACAGCAGTCCTACAAAACTTCGACCTCTCGGCATACGTCACCAACGAGGCGCAGGCAATCTTGTTCGGCAAGTTGATGTGTAACATCCGCCGTTACGTCCGCAGCAGCATTGAGTTCAAGACCTTCCCAACCACCAGCCCCGTCATGCCTGGTGCCTACATCTACATGGATCTCGGTCAGAACCAGTGGGACGGGATTTACACAGGCGTGGTTGCTCCCAATGGCGTCCTGAATACGCCCGTAGCTGGCAACGTGCCCGACGGTACTTACAACGTATTGCTATACCGCAGCAGCAGCGGCGTAATTTCAACGACCGCCACCGTCACTGGCAATGTGGCCGCATCACTGAGCACCTACGACGGCTGGTTGTTTGTGCTGGGTCAAAGTGTACGGAGCAAGCGCGTGTTCCGCGTTAGCCAAGTTGATATGGACGAGGAGGGTGAAGTTACAGTCCGCGCCACGATCTACCCATGTGACGCCAATGACCGCAGCCTGATCGCAGATTTTACCGATAACCTCTTTACTGTGCGGCGCTAAGATGGGCAAAAGCGCAGTCGCTTCACCGACATGGCCTACTTCACTGGGCGCACTGGCGCTCTTTACCTGACCACCACGGGCACCACCGACCCAACCCCGCTGGCTAACGAAAAAGCCTACAAACTGCGCGACTGGAGCCTGGAAACCACTGTCGAACTGCTGGAAACCACCACCGTCGATACCGCCGTCAAGGGTTACACGCCTGGTGCCAGTAGCGCCACGGGCAGTGCCACGCTTCTGTATTACCGCGCTGAAGCTGGCGAGACCGGTGTTCAGTTCGACCAGTTCCTGAACAAGATCATGAAGACCACCAGTGCTGGTGTGACCGAGGCAGATCGGGTCGGCATGATCCTGCGCGTGGGCGACACCCCTGTCAGCAACGACAACAAGGACGATATTGCTTTTAACGCGTACATCACCAACGCTTCGCTGAGTGTCAGCACTGGCGAGTTGAGTTCCGTGGCGCTGCAGTTCACTGTTGACGGTCCGTTCCGCGAGCTGATTAACGCATGACCTATTTCCTAGGTAATTACGGACGCATCAGACTGCGCCGCGATTCGCAGGCAAGTTTTGCATCATCCGTTTTACCTGCGGACATCAATACAACTCTCAACCGTATCGGAATTGACGGCGCCAGTGAAAACATCATCACGGGCGATGAAATCCAAATACGAACAACGGACGCCAGAGGTCTGGATTTTTTACCGACCTCAACATGGCCCGATGGTGGTGGTGTAACACAACAAAGTGTTCTGGCTTATGCCAACGTGAACGCTGTTGGCGGCATCCGTCTATTTTCCACGTTTGATCGAGCGGTCAATAATGATCCCGCACTGGCTTATCCCGTAGAAGCCTTTACTGGCGCGGCTATTCCGGTCGATGTATCCATCGGCAACACAGTCGAACGTTTGCTTGGGGATGTAACCGGCTTCACGTTTAATACAGACCGCGAGGCGCTGGACACCACCACAATGTCCGACCGCTTCAAAAGTATGTATTCCGCCGGACTCATTTCCGGCAGCGGAACAATCGACTGTTTGTTTACTGCTGAAACGAGCGGTTTACGCGAAAGTTCATTACTGCTACTTCAACTAATCAACCGTGTGGAACTTGGCAGCAGTTTTACCTGTTTCTTGCAACTAACCGAAAGTGATATTTATCCGCAAGTTCAAGATCTTTATTACGAGTTCACCGCTGTTATCACAAAATCGGGCATTGAAGTGCGAGTGGATCAGGCCATCACCTGCGCCATCGACTTTGTGACCACTGGCGAAATAAAACTACTCATTGGGCAGCCCAGCGGCTATGTCCTCAAGGAAGACACCGACAAGATCCAGCTCCAGCAAAACCTCGACTTCCTCTTAACTGAGACAGAGGACTAAACTGATCGTAGCTTTTGGACCTAAGGAGCGAGCCTCGTGGCCGATCAGCGGATTACCCAGCTCAACCAGCTCAACGAGGCAGACGTAGCAGCCACTGATGTGCTGCCCATTGTTGATATTTCCGCGACCGAAACCAAGAAGGTAACCGCCAAAGATCTGTTTGAAGCTGGCGCAACGCTGGCGGACAACAGCAGCATTGATCTTGCCAAGCTCAACCAATCCAGCGCCACCAAACTCGGCACGACCGCTATTACCGACGATGCGGTTACTTACGCCAAGCTCCAAAACGTAAGTGCCACCGACCGTCTGCTGGGTCGTAGCTCTGCTGGTGCGGGCAATGTCGAAGAAATCACGCTGACGGCAGCCGGTCGTGCGTTGATTGATGACGCCGACGCAGCAGCCCAACGCACCACGCTCGGTCTGGGCACACTGTCCACCCAAAACGCCAGCACGGTTGCCATCACCGGCGGCACCATTACCAATACAACGCTGTCGGGCATCACCGATCTTGCGATTGCTGACGGCGGCACTGGTGCATCCACCGCTGCTGGCGCCCGCACCAACCTTGGCATCGTCATCGGCACCGATGTTCAGGCATATGACCCTGCGCTTGCGTCGATTGCTGGGCTAACCACCAGCGCAAATCAGGTGATCTACACCACTGGTGCGGACACCTATGCCACCACGAGTCTGACCGCCTTCGGTCGCTCACTGATTGACGACGCGGACGCTGCGACTGCCCGCACCACCCTGGGTCTGGGCTCGATCTCCACGCAAGCCGCCAACAGCGTTGCCATCACGGGTGGTACTGCCGATCTGACTTCCGCGACCATCGGGTCAGTCACGATCACCGGCGGCACGATCACTGGCATTACTGATCTGGCTATTGCCGATGGCGGCACCGGAGCTTCAACTGCTGCTGGTGCGCGTACCAACCTCGGAATCGACATTGGCACCAACGTTCAGGCTTACAGCCCTGCGCTGCAATCCGTCGCCAACCTGACGACCAGTGCCAACCAGATCATCTATACAACAGCGGCAGACACCTATGCCGTTGCCTCGATCACGAGCTTCGGGCGTTCGCTGATTGATGATGCGGATGCTTCAACAGCTCGCACCACCCTCGGTCTCGGCAGCCTCGCCACACAAAGCGGCACTTTTTCTGGCACGCACTCCGGCACCTCGAGTGGCACCAATACCGGCGACCAGACCATCACGCTCACTGGTGATGTAACGGGGTCGGGCACTGGATCATTTGCCACAACCATTGCCAGCGACGCAGTTACGACCGGCAAGATCATTAACTCTGCTGTCACCACCGCCAAGATCAATGATGCAGCTGTAACTGGCGCCAAGTTGGCTGCCGACAGCGCCACGGTCATTAGCGGCAATGCACCTGCCGGCAATGGTGCTTTCCAAGGTCAGCAGTGGCTCAATACCAACACTGGTC